GGTCAACGTGTTGGTAGATTTGTGTCAAAGGTTTATAATCCTTATAAGACACGTCTCCCCAATACTAGAGCCACAGTCGAGAGGCCCCGTCATCTTGGTGGAGCACGTGGTGGTCTCTCTCAACAGATTTCTGTTGTTCGGGGACCAGTCTTCTCCCAGCATCTTCACGGTCCTACACGTATGGAACCATTTGTGATTGGACTTTTTGGACGCCCTGGTTGTGGTAAGACCACAACCATTGCATCTCTGAAGTCCTTGTTACAAATGATTCTATTCCCGGAAGTAGATCTTGATGATTTAGTGTACTCCCGCTCATGTTCTACTAAGCATTGGGACGGTTATAGAGGTCAACCAATCGTCGTTTTAGACGATTTTGGCCAAGATCTCGTCGACCGCTCCGATCTTACAGAATTTGAGCAGCTCGTTTCAACCAATGAGTATATTCTACCTATGGCTGAATTGAGTGAAAAGGGAACTAGGTTCACCTCTCCCATCATCATTACGACCTCGAACATGGCCTATGGGTCCCCTATTTCAGGCTCGAACAAGACTCCTATCTTGGAGGATGATCTTGCCTTATGGAGAAGGTTTCACCTTCCCCTCCTTTTACGAAAGGTTGATGGATCTACTCTGTTCCAAGAGTATATCCTTCACCCCTTTATAGAAGGAAATCAGAAATATTGGGACCGAAAGGAGGTTGGTGTCGCCATCATCAATCGTGCCACATATTGTGGTGCGGTTGAGTGGAACGAACGCAACCCTTCCCAGATGTTCTCTGGGAAGAAATTTTCGAGTGTAATACCTCTTAGTCGTCACATAGTAGACTGTTTCCGATCTCATTCTGACTTCCATTCTCGAGAACTCTCGGGTACTTGGAAGCAGGACATCGGAACAATCTCCGTAGACTACTCTAAGAGGGGATCACTTCCTGTGTATGACCTAAGTGTGAAGAAAATTGGTTTTGCTCAGAAATCGAATGACTTCTCGATCAGCACCATCTTTCCTCGGTTTCCTCCCTTCCACCCCCCTATTGTGGAGGCAGTGGCTCTTAAAGAACCACTGAAGGTTAGGATGATAACCAAGGCTGAGAAGGATACCAAGGTTCTACAACCATTCCAAGAAGCATTGTTCAAGTATCTCATGAGCCGACCTCAGTTCGTACTTACACATGGTGTAATGTTCGGAAAGAAGGAGGAATTTCATGAGAAACTTGAGTGGATTTACCGGATTGAATCAGAGATCAAGTCCATTCTGTCTCATAAGAAGGACGGTGATCTTTGGCTATCCGGCGA